ATTTTGCTTCCAATAAAATTCTGTATACAAATTTAATGGCAAAATCATTCTAGCTTGCTCTCTGGAAATTCCAGCATCAAGCATTTGCAAATAAATAGAATAACAATCTTTGCAATTCAAATCAATCTTGTCTACAAAATCTTGAGCAATATCTTGCTCAAGTAATTCATCTCCACCTTGCTTGTTGGTGGTAGACTGCTTTCTTAAGTTTTCAACAGCAGGAATATAAAACTCATCTTTCATTACTGAATATCTTCCTGAAATCTCATTCACGCTACTGGTTCTGTGCCTAAACATTTGTCTAGCTATAAATAAAGGCATTTTCATTGCAAATTTAAAATCAATTGCTTCTATTGGAGATGTGTGGCTATGCCTGAGAAGATACCGAATTAATCCCTTGTCTTCACTTACAGATTTGGTTCCAGCCCCATAACTTACCCTTGCCATTTGTGCTATGGCGTAATCACATGTCTGCCCATCAGGAACAATCCTTGGCATCACATCAATCAGTTTTACAAAACCTTTATCAAGACATTGAATCTCTTTAACAGGAACTAAATCAAGTGCGTCCATAACATCTCCTTGTTATGTTTAACTTAGCTTAAAAAAATGATTATGGCAAAAAAAAAGAGAGGTTTTCAGGAAACCTCTCAGAACCCCAGTGCGAACACTGCCCTAAGAATTATAGTATAAGTTATAGGTATTTTGATATTATGTAATGTTATTATTTAATATAGGGGGAAAACCTAAGTCTTCATATTATTTATGCTTACGTCTTCGTTTTTTATGAACTGGCGCAATTAAATCTTGAAGTGGTCCAGCTAGACCATGATCTCCAACACTATAAAACTGAGGAAAGCTTCTTCCTACCATTCCGCCAATTGGCATAGAATAGCCAGCAACATCACCAGTAGAAGTTGATACTTCACGAAGTTTAAGCCATTTCTTAAATGTATACCTGTCCATACCTTATTTAGTCTTCTTTGGTATATTATTCCATCCAGTCAACCCTTGTGTCATAATTCTGTTATAAGTATCTTCATCAACAGTCCCAATCAAATGCATATGCTTTACTTTACGACCATCTCTGTAAAGCAAATTTCCGTTTTCATTCTTAATACTGATTCTATACCTGCCATTATCTAAAGGTTCTACATCTAATTGCGCCAATCCAATCTGATCTATTATTCCTGATGGTAATTCCACCGTACCTTGAGCAAGTAATGGTGATGAATTTCCAATAGCACCTTCAACGTCTTTTGGATCTATATTTAAAACAGAATACAAACTTCCTGTTGCGTTCGCTAGTTTTTTACTAGGATCTTCTGGTTGTTCTTGTTCGTTTATAAATTGAAGGAATGTTTTCATACTGTAATATATACTAATAGAAAGAAGAAAATTATGATGACCTTCAGTGAATTGATGCACGAAAAACAAAAACAATCACTTCACGAAAAAGTATGTTCAAAACTTGAAAGAATTGCACATAAAAAAGGATTTATTATGTACTTTTGTCTAAATGGTAAATGCTATGCATCAACAGAAGATGATAGAATCAGTTTCAACAATCTAAAAAGTCCAATTGACGGAACTATGCGAGTAGAAGATTTTGAAGCCATAAACCTTGATGATCTTGTAAACGGCAAAGATAATACCGAAATTATTGAAAAAGATCAAGTAGACAAAGTAAAAGTAATAGATTTAGACAAAATATGCAAAATTTTGTCTAGCAAATATAAAATTTTTGTGATGCCAAAATGAGAAACGCAAAAAGAGATTTCCTTTGCTTTGTTTGTAGCGAAGGTTTTGATAATCATGAACAAATGAAAGAACATATATTTGCAAACCATCGTGAAGGAGATGATTATGTGGTTTGCACAAAATGCTTTACTCCATTGAGAGATCTTTGCAATCACTACAAAACAAAACACATAGGTGTTCAAATTCCACCAAATGCTCAATTAAAACCCATAATAATTCGTGATTGTTATAAAAATAAAAAGACTAGATTCAAACAAGGAACATACCAATCAGAAAAAACTAAAAGAACTGTTAATTTCAGAAGTGGGCTTGAATTAAAATTTTATGAAAAATTAGAAAAAAACCCAAATGTAAAAGACTATAGAGTTGAAAATGTCAATATAGAATATTTCTTTGAAGGTTCAAAACACACTTATATTCCAGATGTTTTAGTAGAATACAGCGATGGAAAAATTGAGATGTGGGAGATAAAGCCCAAATCTCAAACAAAATGGCCTAAAAATATAGCTAAATGGACCGCTGCCAATTCCTATTGCAAAAAAAGAAATTGGGAATTTATAGTCGTAACAGAAAATGCACTTAAGAAAAAACGCTAACGAGTCATTTTGGAAACAATAAAAGGAAGCAAATGATTGATAACTCTATTTCTCAATCGATCTAGATCACCATCATTTTTCAAAAAATAATCAAACATTGGATATGTCTGATTATATGTGATAGGACCGTTATACTCCATCTTTTCAAAGTGCAAAGCTACTTGACCAATTATCTTCTCACTATCATTGTCATCATTGTTCATCTTGTCAGGTCTAATCAAAACAATATTAATTCCTTGCTTTTTCTTAATGTTAACTGCTTCATTGCAATAGCGAACATCTGAAACAACGATATCATGTTGTGGGTTCTCTAGAACATAATCAATCCAAACATCGGATTTGATTTGTCTGAATCCATCACCAATTAGTTGTAGGCCTTTTCTAACAGGGATCAAGAATCCATGAGGAGGAGTAGGGCTTCTTTTCCATGATTCAATAAATGGAAGATCAACCTGAAATGCTTGTGCGAAAATTTTCTTTACATTGCCAGCAAATGAATCTCTTACAAAATCATATCCTGCAATTTTATTAAGTTCTGGAATTAAAATATCAGCAACTGTGTCTTTTCCAGCTGCTGCTTGTCCTGCCAAACCTATAATTAGTTTATTCATTGTAACACTCCTTTAATAAGAAAGAATAACAGGATTCAAAAAAAATGCAAGAAAAAAAATGCAAATCGTGTTTGTGTTATGACCCAAAATCAGGATATTGTCAAGTTAATATCCTGATTAACGAAAAAAAGATGAAACTTCCAGTATTTGCTGAAGACAATTGCCACTTTTTAGAACTTGGCATGGATGTAGAACAAATACGCATGTGGGAGGAAAAAAAAGACGGAGAACACAAAACAATCAAGATTGAATATCCTGTTGGCTTTTTTGGTCCAGAAGACAAGAAGCCCTTAAGACATCAACTGTAAGACCCACAGCTTTACTAGCTTTTTCTAAATTATTCATGACATCTTGTTTATTTTTAAACCCACTACTGTATAATTTTTCAGCTCTAATTTTACCAATATTCTTAATTTCAACTAATCCCAACAATTCAACACGAACACCGTATATCAGTCTCTTTGAAAGATTATAAAAGAAGTCTGAATTGTTCCATCCACAAATTTTAGACATCATGGCTAAACATGATGTGATTCTGCCAATATCATTCTGTAACGGTTCTTTCAAATAAGCCAATGGACCCAAATTATTTCCATGCATCAAACACCAATACGAAAACCCATATTTAATACAAGCTGATTCATAAAACTTATCTTTTAGAAGTTCCTGCAACCTACTTTTATAATTAAAACAAAAACTAGCCTCTTCAGAAGAAATATATGTTGAATTCTTTGATGGTATGTTTGCTAGAGCGTAGGAAACTAAACTATCTTTCAACATATTGTTTTTTATTAATCCATAAAAATTCATTTGATAAGAAAACAAATCATAAGGATCAATAAAATAATAACATGATAAAGATCCAATTTTAGTAATATTGTAAACATTATCATTTTTTTCTATAAACTTAAAAGATATTAATCTAGCAATAGTTTTATTAATTTTATCAATATGAATCATTCCACGCTCACAGGCAAATGATGTTTTGATAATATCAATCAATTTTTCATCTGTATTATAGTTTTTGCTAAATATTAAAGAAAGTATATAAAAAGCTAAATTTGGATATTCGTCTCTTTTGTCAATTTCAAGTAAAGAAGATTTGATTGGATCAATCTTCTTTAGTTCTGAAGCATAGAATTTTTTGCTTTCTGGAATGAAGATGTAGACATCGCCTTCTGTGTCTATACCTTTCCTGCCTGCACGGCCCATCATTTGGCCTATCTCAGCCTTATCTACGAATTGCTTGCCTCTGGTTACCCCAAACACAATAACACGCCTAGCAGGCAAATTTACCCCTGCTGCAAGAGTACTTGTTGCAACAAGTATTCTGAGGTCACCGTTCTTAAACTGTTTCTCTATTTTATTTCTTTCAATTGATTTAAGATCTGCACAATGAAAATCACTTGTATGTCCTGATTTTAAGAATAATTGTTTTAGTTTTTTACCTGTTGCTTTACTGTGTACGAATACAAGAAATTTATCATTAGGATGTTTTTTGACAAGACTTAAAGTTGATTCAACCAATTCAGACGGCAATCCATCATCATAGTCGGATTCTTCGTATTTTCTGTAATGTATATTTAAAGGGACTGGTCTGTAAGTGCTTTTGAGATAAATAGTTTGTTTTTTGTTTAAATTACACAACCATTGAGCTAATTCTTTTCCGTTTGCAAGAGTTCCAGATAAAAAAACAATTCTGCAAGGGCATATTTTCGTGATATACATTAAAGCGAATTCAAGGAAGTGTCCTCTGTTCTCTGCTCCAAGCAAATGCGCTTCATCAATTACAATAACATCCACATCTTTGAATATTTCTGTTTTTGTAATTAACTTATGGCAAAGTCCTTCTATTGTGAATATTCCAATATCAAAATCATCATTTTTTGATTTTCCGCCTTCTGTAAAATAACCAATATTTTTCAATGAATATTCATGAGATGAATCTTTCCATTCACTATATTTTTCGCTAGCTAGTGCTTTTAGAGGGCATACATAGATAGCTTTTTTATTAAGTTGTAAGCAAGATTGCGTAATAAAAAATTCAGCAATTACGGTTTTTCCAGAACTTGTGGCAGCTGATATAACGCAATTGTTATCTTTGTCTGCAAATGGGAGAACTGAGCTTTGTACTGGATTGAATTCTTCAAACTTATCGTATTTTAGCGGAGAGTATGTATTTGTGTTTATTGGATTAGCATCAGTAATTTCTACAATTTCCATAATTTAGCTTCTCTGTGAATCTCTTCTGTTGGTAGAAGAGATTGATCATAATCGTTTTTTATATTAATTCAAGGATTAAAATTTTATGCGAACCTATGTGTTTAAATCATAGGTTCGCATAGTGTTTTGACAAATTTGGGTTATCGGTCTGGAATCACCCCCTTTAGAACTTAAGACAACCCATATTCATCCAAATTTCTCTTGTTAAATTCATTTGATAAAGCTTGTGCCAAGCACTCTACTCTATAATGAAAACTACTGCTATCTTCCGAACAGTTTAGAGAATCATGAATAGGTTCAAGCAGTTTTTCGGAAGAAATAGCCGAAAATGCTTGAGCCAAATCGTCCTGATATCGATACTTGAATCTTGTGTACAAGAATTCAAGAAGCTTGTTGTTTACACTTGTAAGAAGTACTTGTGTACTGTAAGATTCGCTCTTTTTCATTGTTTTAGTCCAGAGCCAAAAAGTTGTAACATTTTAAATTAGTGTTAAAAATCAAGCAACATTAATTGTTTTAACATTTTTTCCATCAGAATCTACAAATTTATCATCCATTACAATAAGGTTTTCATCTGCTGAAAATCTTATACCTAAATTATACTTGTCTATTACTGTTGCTCTCATTTCATTTTTTACGATAACATAACAATAAGATTCGCCTCTTTTCAAATTTCCCTGATCGTCTTCTTCTAAAACACCTATTTCAAGCAAATTATCATCTGGAAGATTAATTTGTATTGTGCCATATTTTTCAAGATGTTTAATTATCGAAGATTGTATTCTCTTGTTCTGGACTTTACTAACGGGATTGCTCATTTTTATTTCACAAGATGTAAGTCCTGTGCCCCAACAGTATTTAGATCAGAATCAAAAAGAAAATTCTTCTTTTATTAAAAAGTAAGAAAAGTCTCCATATGTTTTCTCTAGCACCGATTCGTCAATTGGCTTTAACAATTCTCCATCTAATGTAGTCATCTTAGTCCAACAATACAAAAGTTTGTCATAATTCTTCAAAAGAAACAAACTTAAATTTTTTTCTTTCAAAAAGATTTTAGCAACTTTAACAGAAACATTAAATGGTAAAATTAAGAAATCTTCAGACCATACTTGTAATGATGATATTTTGCAATCTTTACCACCTGATTTGGTAAAATATACAATTATATCATAGCCATCCAGTGGAAAACGCCATACTTTGTATGGCGTTAAAGCATGTTCAACACTAGCATCAAATTTTGGAAAACTATAAGGTTCCAAAATGCTGCTCATTAAATCGGCTTGCTTGGCAGCGTCAACAACATTTTCTAATCTGTTCATTAATCACCATTTACTTTTTCTAGCTGATATAGACCGTTCTTGATCTTGTTGACAATCCATCCTCCTGCAACAAGATCTTGTCGAACAATCTTAAAGTGATTATTTAACGCTGCCAAAGAATAATTAAGAGACTCAAACATTTTACAAATTTCTTTAAACGTAATAATCCTGTTTTTTATAAACTGATCTTTAATTTTCTTGCGAATATAATTTGATGAATTACCACTTTCTTGTGGAACGGGACATGTGTTAGCTGATGACTTGGAAATAAATTCCACATTTGAATGATAATTGCTATCACAAAATATGCTGGCAATTTGTGGAATGTCCAGCATTTTGCTTTCATCTTCAAGCTTAACAAATTGAGTTGTTAATTTGAAATAATCAATAAACTCAACCAGCAAATCATAATTTGACTGGTTGGTAGGCATCTGTTTACCATCTGGACTTGTCAATAATAAGCAAGTTTTCATGATTCACCTCAAGCTAAAAGATCGTCGATTTCACTTTCATCTTCGCCAACATCTGAGATCTCACCATCGCAAACATAATTGATTGCGTCAAGATGGGGATCTAAATAACTTCTGATTTCAAGCTCGGATTCTGCATCAAATAATCCTGGATATTTATATGCAATCTCCAAAGGAATATCATTTCTTTCCATAGAAGACCTAAACGAAACCTCTTCGCCATTAGTAAGGCTTGAATTAATCAAAAACTTACCAGCACCTTGAGGCGTAATCTTGTTTGCGTCAATCAAAGCACCCAAGCATCCACCAAGTGGATTGATTCCTTTGTCAAAATACAAAGGAATATTATCAACTTCAACAAATGGACGATAAGACCTGTTCTTCTTATTTTGAATTTTAATATTAATTCCCATAATCTTTTTCTTTTGAGAACCAACAATCTTGGTTTCAATCTTCTTTTGAGTCTGTGATCTAATTCTCAAAGACGCATAAAAAGGCAATCCTTGACCACCAGCAGCTGTGGTTTCTGGGCTTCCATACATAACGCCAATTTTATCTCTAATTTGATTCAAAACAACAACGGTAACATCGTTTTGTTCCATCTCAGTATTAAGCTTTCTTAGTTCCTTAGAACAAATCTTAGCTCTTTCTCCCGGCTGTTCATTAGATCCTACTATTCTCTTGAAATCAGCCTTGGAATAACCTTCTGGAAGTTGAGTCTCTCTCAATTCCCTAGCACTTGGTGATACAGAAATGGAATCATAAACAATAACCATCGGAACTTCGATTTTTCTTTTCCTACGAATATAATCAATAGCTCTATAAATTGTTCCGAAACAATCCTCTAAAGTAACAGGAGTATATCTGATTACTTTGTTGATATCGCATTTGGTAGCTTGTTGCATGAACTGACCATTAATCGCATTCTCAGTATCAAGAATGATACCGATGCCTCCAAGTTTTTGAACGCCTGCAAGGACGTTACTGCCAATCAAACTTTTGCTTGATGCACTAGGACCATAAATTTCGGTTAATCTTCCACCAGGAATTCCACCTTTGATAAACTTGCCTGAGCAACAATAATTAATAGCAAGATTACCAGTATCAATAAAATATTTTGCAACGTCCAGATTTGCAACTACTTGTGCGCCAGTGTCTTGCGCCATTTGAGTAAAAATATCGTCAAAACCATCTTTTTTAGACTTCGCCATGATTAAATTCCTTTTGTCATTGGATGCCGGATTTATTGCTTAACCCAAATTAAAAGAGTGTATAAAAAAAAAAGTGCCCGCAAAAAGCGAGCACTTTTGAAAATTAACAGGTCTGGTCTTTATCTTGTTCTAATCACCCTTTTCTGAGGCTGATACTGCGGTCTTGTCGCCACACGTTTTTGACTTGTAGCATTACCAGCATACTGTGCAGGTCTGTATGTTGGTCGCTGAGTCTGGTAGCTTCTAGTACTCGCCGACCGGCTAGTACTAGAAGAAGCAGATGGTCATGTCGGGCAATTCGTTCCAGATTGCATCATAATCAAAAATGATGCAAAGAAAGTTAACGCTGACATACGCAATTCTCCTCATGGCAAACACAATTGTTTGCTTTTCCATGACAATTGCAAGATTTTACTTTGCATATGTCACAACAAGTGCTTGTAGAAGAAGTTTGGCAACCTAAAGTACTTACAAATAATAAAGTTGCCAAAATAATAGTAATGATTTTCATAATACCTCCACAGTTATTTATTACTGAACCCCAATGTTCTTGAGAGCTGTGTCCCAATCACTATCAAGAACTCCTTCGATGTCCTCTGCCATCTTGCTTTCAACCTTTTCGGAAGAAGGCTTTGATGTGCTTGCCGACACAGTAGAAGTAGCAGCTTTTGGCTGCTGGACATCACCATCAAGGAAGCTGGACAAGATCTTACGAATTTCTTCAATAGGAAGCATTACTGGAATCGCTTCCAAATCATGATAACTTTTCACCCAGCTTCTGATCTGTTCATCTGTGCCAAGAATGCTGATATCCTCAAAAGCAGACTGCCCATAATCAGGATAGGCACCACCCTTGATTTGTTTGACAAGCCTGAAATCACGCCCAGTAACTGGATGTGCAATATCACCAAGTTTCCTGCGACCAGAAATTTCTGATCCAGTAATTGATTGCACTACAATTTCATGCACCTGTTTAGGGCACGAATAAACTTTTGGACCAACATTTGTTTCAAGTGTTTTGGTCTTTGTGTTTACTTGTGAACGCACGATTACATTGTAGTAATAGCGTTCGGCTGGCTTAATGCTACGAGCAAGAGATTGAACCTTCTCGATTTCATTTTTGTTAGTCATCTTTTTGGTCTGTTCCCAAAGTGCATTGTACTTAATGCAAATAGGGCAATCGTTGTCCGGGGATGTTGCGAGCCAACGGTCGCCACGGGGCGTTGAAATTAATTTGCGTGTGCAAAACACTGTTTTGCTGTTTGGATATACTCCCAAACGATGTACACGACATGCTAAATAAAATGGTTTGTTTTTAAGCTTTGGCAAAAACCGTAGAGCAACGAAACCATCTTTTTCTGGAAGACGGACATAATTGTCCATTCCTCCAACTTCCTTGTTAAGACGATTTACCTCTGCGGTAAATTGCTTATCATCAAGTGAATCAAAACCTAAATCTTCTGTAGACATACAAACTCCCATCCACCAAAGGCGGATTTAAAAAAGACTGCTTAAAAACTGCTCGATAATTCGCACAGGCGAATTATCGTTTTAACATAGTATTAAATCGTTATTAAGTCAAATCAATCAGAGGGTTTTTCTTCTTCAACAGGCTTGACTTCTTCCTGAATTTGATCTTGCTTTTTTTGAATCTCTTCATAAAGACCTTGCAAGATCTTATAATTTTGCTCTAGTCTTTCCTTGATTTCATCAGAACTAAGATTCTTAAGCTCTTTGGCTTCAAATTCCTTTTCCAATCGATCCTCTTCTTTTCTTTGTGTTCTGATTTCTTCTCTTCTTGCCAATACTTTTTTCCTAACAGCAGACTCACGAGCTTTTTTCTTCTGATCCTTATCACGCTGATTCATATCAAATCCCCTTTCTCAACACAGGAACTCCATCGTTTCCTTCATTGCCACCCTGCCAATTTAAGAGATCAATATTTCCATCTTTTTTAGAAAGATTCATTTCACTGTCGAAACCAAGATTATTTCCTGCCGGAACAAAATATTCATCATGAACTTCTACACCTTTACCAGCATCATCAATCATTGAAAGTATCTGGCCAATTCCAGTATCGAGAAACCTTTCAAAAAAAACAGGATATCTCTTGTTTCTTGTAAACTTATAGTTAAATTTTGATTTATCGACATTCAATGGAGGGCTAAAAACAACATATCTGATTGGTTTTTTATTTTTTTGATTCTCAACTCGACTTGACAAGTCAACAAATTTGTTTTGTTGAACTGGCTTATTAACTGAAACCAAACTAACATTAGTTGGATTTTGTTGTTCTGCTAAAATTTGATTATTTTCAAGCATCTCATCATAAGATACTCTTTGGTTTTTTAATACTAATCCATTCTTAGTAATCTTAAATGGAATTTGTTTCTTCAAAAATTCATAAACTTCAACATCATAAACATATATGTCTCTACGGGCAAGATGTCCTGTAATGTTGCTCATGAGCTTATCCATAGGATACTCATTTTCAATCGTTCCGTACTTTTTTTTCAATTCCTGCGGTGTTTCTTTATTAAATGATCCATCATCGTTAACATTGTAAAATTTAAAAATAACTTCATAGGCCATATATTTTTCCTCAATATTATACCTGAGTGTCGCTAAAATTATTTCTATCTAGTTCGTAAACATCTATTCCAGACTTTTCAAACAAATATCTACTTCCGTGCGAATAATCTTCATCTTCTTTGTAACAAAACAATTTTTTGATTCCTGCATTGATAATCAATTTTGTACATTCCAAACAAGGCAAAGGACACCATGCAAACATAAATGATCCTGAAAGATCAGTAGACGCATTTACAATTGCATTTGCTTCTGCATGTACACATGTACACAAATTTAATCTTTCACCAGATTTACAATTTATTATTTTTCTTGGGCAAATTTTTTGATATGCATAAGTTTCGGTAAATTTATCTTCATCAAAAAATCGACATTTAATTTTGCTGCAAAGTTTGAACTTATCCTGTTCTGTTAATTGGGGAATTAGTATTTCTTTAAAATGTTCTGGTGTATCACAATGAGGAATTCCTCGTGGTGGTCCATTATAACCTGTTGCTAATATTTTATTGAAGTTGCTATCTGTGATAACAACTCCTATTTGTCTTGAATAGCAAGGATTATCTCTATTTCCGAAGAACTTTGCAAGTGATAAATATTTGTTAACAAACTTATTGTTTCGTTCAATATCAAGAAAAGACGACATGAAAATGCTCCTTACCTGATTAAATAGTAAAAATTAAAGAGTACATGCCAAAAACAGCTTTTGAAGATGAGATAGCAGCTTAAACTAAAAGATTTATTCTAAATCATTGCTAAAAAATTCTTATTGTTATATTTATTGGACAACAAATCAAGTATAGAATTTTTTTTACATTCTGGATTTAAAGAATTCATCCAATGAATAAAAAGCCATGTAGGTGGAATTTCATTCAAAGAACCTTCTCTGTGTATAAAATTTTTGTAGAAGTCATAAGGATCATCCAAATTACATGTATCATATTTGATGTATTTGCTTAAACCTAAATTTTCTATATAATAACATAAAATTCTAATTACATGATGCCAATCTTTTTGTTTTTCGTTTATTTCTAAAACAGCTTTATCAAAACACATTTTCATTAATTCACTTTTAGGTGGAACTTTCATAATATTACCAACCACTGACAAAATTCCATGAAATCTAAAATAATAATCTTCTTTGTATTCTTCCAAAGGTTTTAAACATGTTACATCCATATCACTCCACCAACCACCCAATTCGTACAAAAGTTTATATCTAAACAAATCGGAAAATCCAGCTAGTGAGTTGCCTCCAATATTCAAATACATTGTTGAAGGGTAACGAAATATCATATTAGAATTTAATATTTCGTTACCATCACGAATAATCACTTTTCGAGGAACATTGGCTAATGATTCATATGTCCATAGATTGAAATTAGCACCTTGTGCAATAAAAGAATTTATTGTTAGCAACCCTAAATTATTTAGAGTTTTGCTACCAATCCAAAGGGCATGTACTGTTTTGCTCATAAAACAAACTCCAATTTAATTGTTATTTAATTAGTGTAAAATCAATTTTCAAAACCGCTAACGCCTCTAATATCACCATGCAATTTATCCATCTCTTTACGCAACATATGTCCTCTTTGGTGAGCATCCTCCCTTGCTGCATTAAGCGCCTGAAGATGTGCGTACAACCTGTCTTTGATATACCTTGCGTTAATTACCATTTGTTTAAGATTGATGCAATCAGGATCACCTTCTGCATACAACTCTGCTGTTTTATCAGACTTTCCATTTTCTTTATTTAACTTAAATTTATCAATAAACATCTGCTTATATGAAAGTTCACAAACTGAATGATAACGCATGGAATTAGCATGAGCACTACCAATGTAATCAATTATGCCACCAACCTTTTCAAAGAAAAGATTCAATGTTGCATCTGTAAAACTAAGATCAGTTGTATCGATCTTCCAGTCAGTATCCTGAATCTTGATGTTCTCAATCATGAACTGCTCCTTTAGTCAATGACATCACTGTTAGTAGAAGGCTTACGCCTTTTCTTCTGCTTCGAGTCTTCTTGCACATTCTGATCTGGGGTTATCAGACCATATTCTTCAGCTTTTCGCTTGGCATTATTATGCATTACCGCTCTGTATTCCTCAACCTTAATTTCGTTAATATTCAAAACTTCTTTGTCATACTTGATCGTAAAATGAAATTTTGCATTTCCATTCCTGTGTTTGACAACAAATATTCTTCCCAGATTAGCACTAGCCTCTTCTGTAGTTTGATTAATACTCCATAAACCATCCAAAGGCTTGTACATGTCGTAGGATGTGCCAATATTACCTTCTTCAATAAACTCGCTTGACGACAACTCACTTGAAGATCTATTTGCCTGCATTGCCGTAAACACAATTATTTTCTTTTCACCAGCTAATCCACGCAAATCTCGTATCATGCGATATTTGCTTTCCCACGTTGGAATATTAGGCGTATCTCTCATTTCACCTGGATAATCAACAATAAGAACATCTGGTGTAAATCCGTACACTTCAAGTTGATTCATAAATGCACGAATGTCATTTACGTCAATTGAATTGGCAGGAAAATCTCTGATAACAAATCTGTTTTTATCATCGTGGTTAATGTTATTATATTCAATAAATTCTTTGATTTGAGCTTGATTGTCTTGTAATCCTCCAAATGCAAATCCTGAATATTGACTTGTAAATCTTTTACTGATAGAAACCCAATCCATTTCTACACTTATGAATAATACTTTGTATCCTTTTTTAATATTTTCAACAGCAGCTTTTACTAAGGCAAGACTTTTCCCTTTTCCAGCAAGTGCGATAAATGCGTAAATTTCTCCTCTACGACATCCACCACCACTAAGTGCTTCGTCAATGCTGAGGAAACCACTAGTAAAAGTACCTTCTCTAGTTGTTTCTTTGTTAAGTTCGGAAAAGAAATCATCAATTTTTTGGAAATATTCAAAACCAACATCAAAACTTTTATTGACGTTCATTACATTTCTGAAACGCTCAAATATAGTGTTCCAAGTTGCCTCTGAATCAGGGTCTTTTTTCATGTCCTTTTGTGATTCATCCATTGCAATTCTAAGACTTTGCATTTTGGCAAAAGTAACCAACTTATCAAGCAATATTTCTCTAGAGGCTGCATTTGCCATATGGTAATCATAAATTGAATCAAGTTCGGACTTGTAATAAAATTTAACAGCATCTGGTTTATCTTTATTTAATTCTTCAAGATAGTTTTCAACAATAAATCTGTCTGGTGTGGAACCTTGGTACTTTTCAGCTACTTTCAATACTATTTTGCATATATCAGCATGACACTCATTAGTAAAATATTCTGGTTTGATAAGATTTATACTTTGTGCAATAAAGTGTTTATCTGTTAACAAAATACCAACAAGTCTTCGTTGGAATGATTCGTCCCAACGAAATTTCTGTTTATAGTTCTGCTTTTGCATCAACGAGTCAAGAATTTTGGCTTGTTCGTCGTTGATTTCTGTCACATTACTCTCCATTTGGTTTAACTCTTAGTAGAACAGAAATTCGTGCTCTGACAAGGAAACTTGGCCAACTCTAATTTGTTTTTCCTTAGTAATCTTCTTCCCTATAAATCGACTTGCATTCCAGATAATTCTTTTGGCATAAATTTTGAATTTGTTGTTAATCATAACATGCAAGCTTTTCAACGGAATTTCTTCAACTGGAACAAATTTATTAGCCATCATTTCCAGTATTTCTTCTTGTTCTTCACCAAATTTGCGCTTATAAGCACCATGATGAGTTTTTCTACTCCACAGATGTTGTAAACTTTTGTTTATTTCTTCCCATATTGTTTCTTTGGGGACATATTGATCTAATTTCAAGAATACTGATTCGATCCAAGTTTGGCGTTTGTAATAACTACCTGCTCTGAGTACTGCCATTAATAGGTCTTGTTTGAAATCATCTATCTCATGTTGATGATTATTCTTGCTATTATTTTGCATTAACTGCCATGAAACAAAATAACATAGCTGACTAAACTCCTTTTCCAAAAGGACATATTCCTCAGAACTTATGGTGAAACTCTTGAATGTATTCATTGAAATTTCTCCTTAACAAAAATATTACTCTTAATTAAAACAAAGTCAAGATGATTTTGTAATTTTCGTCATTTCATTTAATTTTCGACCAACTTTACCTTCAGCAAATAGCAAAACATCAGGCGCTTGTTCAATTTTTTGTTCCAATAATTCCTTTATTTTGTAAAATTTATCCTTGATTTCATGTCTTTTAACCGAAAGACAATAAGCATCATGATTCATATAAAATACCCTATACCCAATTTTTGATGAATTTTCAATCAATCGATTTAAAATAATTTGATTAATAGTAGCACTAGGCGACTGAATTACAAAATTCTTCGCCTTAAATGCATCATTTGAATTAAAAAATCTGACTCTGCCAAAATAATCTGCAACTTTACCATCTGACTCTGCTTTTCTGTAAGCTTCGTCCATATAACCAAATGATGCACTAAAATTTGATCTGAGTGATTTTATATAACCCCTTGTTATTTCTAAACTTATGCCCATTTTGTCTGCGAGTGTTTGGGAAGATATACCGTAAATTACTGGTAAAAATATATCTTTTCCCATACTTCTGCTATTAGTTTCATCAATTCCAAGCACATATTTAGCAATTTGTTCATAAGGATCGTTATTTGAATTAACAACTGTGCTTAAGTTTGAATCTTTTGCTAATCCCGCCAATACACTAGCTTCCATAGATCTATAATCAAAATAAACAAATGCTTCATCTTCATATGGGTTAATCAATGAAATTCTTTTTTCTTCATCAATTGTGTTTGGATTATAACTCTTTGTTCCATAAGTTTTTGTGTTTAGTCTTCCGTTATCTTGTCCTTCTATGATGTAATTAGGAAATATTTTTTCAGCAGTATTATCATCAACGAGAAATTGATTCTCAATTTCAGGAATTGAAATACAAATTAACTTTTGAAAAATTGATTTATAGGTACTTATAATATTAGATGTAATGAAACTTTTGAAAGTTTCACAAATTTCTTTAAAACTTTGGAAATTATATTCATCTTTATTGCCAGTATATTTTCTATACCACAAAATATCGTAAATTAAATTGAAGTTAATTCCATTTGAATTAAACTTTTTACAAAATGTTTGAAATATCTTTGCATCAGCCATTACAATTGGTTTTTTATTTTTGTCTAAAACTAAATTCACAAAATTAACCAAGGTTGAAACATTACGATTATTTAATTTAATTTCTATCTTAGTACCCTTGACTCCATGTATTATGATATCAAGCTTTGTTTCTTGGTTAGCAGGTATGTTTGTTTCTCTAATAATTTCAAAATAAAGAAATGGTTCTATAGCAACAGCTTGAATGAATTCTCCGAAAAATCTC